TTCGGGAGGCGGATCGCATGTTGCGATCGAGCGCGCCACAAGAGAGGCTTGCATATCTGCGGCAGCTTGCGCACAATTATGGCATTGATTTATCTGGTGCGTCAGAAACGCCCGAAAACAACCCACAGGTTGATGCTCGGTATAGCGATCTAGCTAATCAGGTGAACCAAATCAGAGGGCAATGGCAAGCCGAAAGGGACGCCGCCGCTGCCGCTGAAGATAGGGCGTTGCAGGCAGAAATATCTAAATTCTCGTCCACACACGAGCATTTTGAGACGTTGAAGCCTGAAATGATCCTATTGCTACAAGGCGGGTCTGCGGACTCGCTGGACCAAGCCTACAAGAAAGCGATGCGTTTAGACGACGGATTGTTCGAGAGTTCGCAAAAATCCCTACAGGATGCGACCGCTATTGATAAGCGGGTCGCGGCGGATCGAGCAGCCAAATCAGCGCGCGCTGCGGCGGTAAGCGTTCGCGGCTCTACACCCGGAGCCAAACAGGCAACCAAAGCGACAGACAGGCGCTCCATCCTAGAGGATCAATTCTCGGGGTTGAGTGAGCGTCTCTAGATCATTTGGAGGCTGCCTAAATGGCATTCGCAAATAGTTCGGTCAGCGATATCATCGCTACGACCATTCAGAGCCGATCCGGCGATCTCGCCGACAACGTGACGAACAACAACGCCTTGCTGCGGCGCCTCAAGGAGCGCGGCAACGTCAAGACGTTTTCGGGCGGCAACGTGATCTTGCAGGAGATCATGTACAACGACAGCACGACCAACAACACGAACTCGTATTCGGGCTACGAAGTGCTGGACGTGTCGCAGAACAGCCCGATCAGCGCGGCTCAGTTCAGCATCACGCAGTATGCCTCCGCCGTGTCGATTTCGGGGCTGGAAATGCTGCAGAACGACAGCAAGGAGCAGATCATCGATTTGCTCGATGGGCGCATGGAGGTGTCCGAAGCGCAGTTGATGAACCGCATCGGCTCCGACATCTACCTGGACGGCACCGGCAATGCCGGCAAGAACATCACCGGCCTTGCCGCGGCGGTTCCGGACGCGCCGACCACTGGGACCTACGGCGGCATCAATCGCGCGACGTTTAGTTTCTGGCGGTCGGTGAAATACGGCGGCCTTGCCGACGGCGGCGCGGCGGTCAGCGCGACCAACATCCAAGCGTATATGGACTCGCTCGCGGTGCAGTTGATTCGCGGCACTGACAAGCCGGACCTGATCGTGACCGACAACACCTACTACAAGCTGTATCTACAGTCGCTCCAGGCAATCCAGCGGATTACCGAAACCAGTTCCGCTGGTGCCGGGTTCGCGTCGCTCAAATACTACGGCGCGGGCATGGCCTCCGACGTGGTGCTCGACGGTGGTGTCGGCAGCGCCGCGACGGCCGCGCACATGTGGTTCCTCAATACCAAATACCTCATGTTCCGGCCTCATGCCGCGCGGAATTTCGTTCCTATCGGCGGCGAACGCCAGGCGGTCAACCAGGACGCCGTGGTCAAGCTCATTGGCTGGGCGGGCAACCTGACCTCCAGCGGTCCGCAATTCTGCGGCGTTCTGATCGCCTAAGGAGCAAATCATGGCATATGTTTTCACCGAAAGCCGCATCGGGTATCTGCAAATTGCTCAGACCGATGCTGGCGTGACTATGGCGAACGGATCGTCTGCGATCCCGACGCCGCCCAACACTCTGGGGCAGGTTGTCCGCGCCGTTGATCCCACCTATGGCGAGGGCGAGTTTATTATGCTGGTTGGCGTTGCCAGCACGGCAATCGGGTCGCTGGTGACCTATAACGCCACGACCTATCAGACCGCTCTCAGCGCCAACACGGCGGGCCTAGGTACGCCTGTTGCGGTGGCGATGTCGGCCAACACAGCGGGCCTGTTCGGCTGGTATCAAATCGGCGGGTTGGCTGTCATCGCCAAGACGGCGGTGCAGACGCTCGCGCAGGTTGCGGTTTATCAGTCGGCCACTGCGGGCAGCATCATGCCGACCGCTGCTACCGGACGGCAGATTCTCGGCGCGCGATCTGCCAACCTCGCCACGGTCACTACCACGACCGCGACGCTGGTTGTGTCGATTGATCGTCCGCATTTGCAGGGTCAGATCACCTAGTGATCCTGCCGAGCAACCTTGACGAAACGCTTCCGGTTGCTTGCAACACGGCGGCAACGGACGTGCTGGCGAATGTGGAGTTCGCCAGCACGCTCCATTACCCGTGGCTTCGTCACCAAGACGCAACCGGCAACCCAGCGCTATTGGTCGGCTCCGGGCCGAGCAAAAAGCCGGTGCGGCGGTGTTCTCGATGAACGGCACCAGGGCCATGCTAGAGCGCGCGGGCATCGTGCCTGACTACTTCGTGCTGGTGGACGCGCAACCCGGCGCTGCGGGGTTTGTGGGGGCCGCGGATACTTATCTGATCGCATCGACGTGCAACCGCGCGGTCTTCGATAGGTTTGACGCTGCGGACAACCTGGTTGTCTGGCATCCGAGCTTCCCAGGGCTAACGGACATTCCGTGCGACCGTGAGCGCGTCCTAATCGGCGGCGGTTCATCGGTCGGAATTCTGAGCATGTCGATCGCCTATGTGCTGGGATTCCGCGACATTCGGTTGTTTGGGTTTGACAGCAGCTACGAAGGCGATTGCGGCCACGCCTATGAGCAGCACCAGAACGACGACGACGAACCCGAGCTATACACGGTCGGAGATCGGACTTTCGCGGCGGCGCCTTGGATGGCGCGCCAGGCGGTCGAGTTCCAATCGGCGTCAACCCAACTTGCCGCCCTGGGCGCGTCAATCAGCGTTTTGGGGCGCGGCCTGCTGCCTGCCGTAGCGGCAATGATGGCGAACGCGGCAACCAATTACCCGGAGACACCACATGCCTCTTGATAGCGATACGTCAGCCGCTGACACTCACCTCAGCGTGGAATTTTATAGCCACAAATTCGAGCCGTATATCGGTGAGCCGTTTATCCGCATTGCGGTTCCCGGCAACGATCTGACCGTGATCGACACGCCGGCGCGCGATTATCATATGCGGCGTTTCCCGCTGCATTGGCTGAATTTCCAGCGTCAGACCAGTCCTGACGCGGCTGTCGGCAACAGCCTGAAAGATTGGAACGCGGCGCAACCCGAGGCGCTAACCGAGCATATGCTGGGCGAGTTGCAAATCCTGCATTTCGCCACCGTCGAACAGGTCGCGGGCGCGAGTGACGCTCAGCTCCAGCGCGTCGGCATGGGCGGGCCGGGGTTGCGCGAGCGGGCGCGGGCGTTCCTGGCGCGGCAAAACATGTCGGAAACCGCTCTTGAGTTGGAGAAAACCCGGGCGGAATTGGCGGAGTTGCGGGCAATGATTACCAGCATGACGCCACGGTTGGGCCGACCTCGCACGACGGCGGAGTAGCTTATGTCTAGCACGATGCTGCAACTTATGGGGCAGGTGACAGGGGAACTGGGTATTCCGACGCCCGCAACGGTTGTCGGCAATCCCGTGGCCGATATTACGCAGCTTCTGGCGCTGATGAACGCTTGCGGATACGAATTGGTTCGCGCTGCGGAATGGCGCGCGATGGCGGCGCAACATCTGTTTTCTACCGAATATCTGACCACCACGGGCACATGGACCACGGCGGCCCGCACGATCAGCGGCATACCGACGACGGCGGCGCTTGACACCACGTATCAAGCCGTCGGTGAAGGCATCGGTCAGAACGCCATGATCGTGTCGGTGGACAACGCGAATCAGGTCACGCTCAACCAGGACATCACGGCGGCGGGAACGGCTTCGACCGTCTATTTCCAAAAGATGCAATACGACCTGCCTAGTGATTATGCGTCGATCACACCACGCACGCAGTGGGACAAGTCGAAGCACTGGGAGATGCTCGGGCCGGAAACTCCGCAGCAGTGGGAATGGCTGATGTCGGGCTTTATCAGCACCGGGCCGCGCTTGCGTTGGCGTTTGTTCCAATCCTATTTCCAAATCTGGCCGGGCTTTTCCAATGCCGAGCAGCTAGGCTACGAATATCGCAGCCTGGCCTGGGTCCGGTCGTCTACCGACGCGCTGAAGAATAGTTTCACGCTGGATAGCGATACCTGCATCTTCCCCGATCGGCTGATGGTGTTGGCCACCAAGCTCAAGTATTTCGAGGCGAAGGGGTTTGACACAACTGCCATGTATCGCAATTACAGTCGCGAACTGGACATTGTGATAGCGCAAGACACCAGCGCGGCTAACCTATCGTTTGCGCCTCGCCCTGGGTCGGTCCTGATTACCTACGACAACATTCCTGACAGCGGCTATGGCTCGGCGTAGGGCATCCGCGCTAGTCCAGAACCGCGCTGCCAAAGCGGTTAGTTTGTCGGCGCCGGTCGGCGGCTGGAATGCTCGCGACAGCTTGGCGGATATGGCGGCGAACGATGCCGTGGCGCTTGTCAATTTCTTCCCCGACGTGGGGAGCGTTAACCTGCGCGGCGGCTACACGGATCACGTGACCGGCATCACGGGCACGGTTGAGACGCTGATGGCATATACCAGCGGCACGGCCAGCAAGCTGTTTGCTATTGCAAATACGCCGTCCTCGATCTTTGACGTTACCTCTTCAGGCGTTGTCGGGGCTGCGGTTGTCACCGGCCTGAGCAACGGACGCTGGGAATACACCAACGTCACCACGGCCGGAGGCAGCTATATCTACGCGGTCAACGGCGTTGACGCGCCATTGCTTTACGACGGCACCACTTGGGCGGCAATTACGGCTGTATCGCCTATTGCTATCACCGGCGTCACGACGACCAGTCTTTCCAATGTCGCGTTGTTCAAGAGCCGGGTCTGGTTTCTGCAAAAACAGACGCTCAAAGCGTGGTATTTGCCGACCTCGGCAGTCGGCGGCGCAGCAAACGTTTTGGATTTAAGCTCTATCGCGCGCCAGGGAGGATACTTGGTGGCGGTTGCAGCATGGACCATCGACGCCGGGTATGGCGTCGATGACAATTTGGTGTTCATCACCAGCAAGGGCGAGGTGATTGTCTACCGGGGCACGGACCCAGCCAGTTCGGCAACCTGGGCGCTTGCCGGTGTTTGGGCGTTGGGAACGCCTATCGGCGCGCGGTGCATGATGAAATACGGCGGCGATTTGCTGATTCTAACGTTGAACGGGTTGGTGCCTCTGGCGTCGGCGTTGCAGAGTTCGCGCCTCGATCCTCGGGTAGCGGTGACCGACAAAATCAGCGGCGCTTTTGCGGCAGCGGCACAAACGTATGGCTCGTCTTTCGGCTGGCAACTACTGTTCTCCGCGCAAAACTCCGCGTTGATCGTCAATGTTCCGATCAGCGTTACCGCGCAAGAGCAATTTGTGATGAACACCAACACCCAATCATGGTCGCGTTTTACCGGCTGGGCGGCCAGTTGCTGGGAGAATTTGAACGATTTGCCCTATTTTGGCACTGCCGGAAAAGTGGTGAAAGCCTGGACATTGACTTATCAGGACGGTAGCAACAATATCAATACGCAAGTATTGCAGGCGTTTAACTATTTCGGATCGCGCGGATCAATTAAATACTACACGCGCGCTCGGTTGAACGTGTTGACTAATGGCACGCCAAACGTAAACGCAACGATCAATGTTGATTTCGATATTGCGGCTCCAACTGTGCCCATAGCGGTGAGCGTTCCGGCATCTGCTCCGTTGTGGGGCGTTGGCATTTGGGGATTGTCGTTGTGGGGTCAAAGTTTGCTTATTTCCAATAATTGGCAAGGGGTAAACGGCGTCGGTTACTGCGCCAGCATGGCGGTTTCCAGTTCCACGCGCGGCATTAACGTCCAATGGACATCGACCGACATTGTGTATCAAAGCGGATGGTCGGGAATATAATCGCTGGGCACGACGTCGGGCGCTGGGTGTATGCCCGCGTCGGCGGCCTCTACCATCCCGAGGCGTCGGCGAGTATCGGGCTTGAGCGTGGCGGCGAGATTGTGGCGGGCGTCGTGTTTTACAACTGGAACGGGGTATCGGCCATGGCGAGCATCGCGGCGGTTTCCCCATTAAGCCGGGGCTTTTTGGGGGCGATCTTCCGATATCCGTTTGTGGTTGGCAAATTGGATCAGATTATTGTAACTATCGCCAGCTATAACTCGAGAAGCCTACGCCTTGCTGCCCGGATGGGATTTACGGAACAAGCGCGGTTGCCGGACGCGCATCCTGATGGGGATTTGATTCTTATGGTCCTACGCCGCGAAAATTGCAGGTTTCTAGGGGCGCGATATGGGTAAGCAGGCGAGTCCCCCCCCGGCGCCGGATTACGCGGGCGCGGCAAAAGAGCAGGGCGCGGCAAACGTCGAGACGGCGCGCGTCCAGGGCCGGATGAACAATCCGAACACGTATGGGCCGCTCGGAAATCAAGTTGTGACGTGGGAGGGCGGCGATCAGCCCACTATCCGGCAGACCCTGACGCCAGAAGCGCAGGCGGCGTTTAACTCACAGCAGCGCGTGCAATCGGGACTTAGCGCGCTGGGCGAACAGGGTCTGGGGACTGTCCGCGAAGCTATTAGGCAACCGTTCAACCCTAATCTGCCGAGGCTCCAGGAGGGGCTAAAGAACGTTGGGGATGCGCCGGTCAACCAGGGCATGACTGGGCAAGCGGCGATTATGGAGCGCCTGGCGCCGCAACAGGCGCAGGAAGCCGCCGCCACGCGCCAACGCCTCGCCAATCAAGGGCTGGTGCCGGGTCGCGAGGCTTACGACAACGAGATGCGCATCCAGGGCCAGCA